TGGCTGGTCGTTTTGCAGGATGGGCTGGAGCGTGCCAGTACCGCCGCCACCGCCAGAGATCCCCGCGCTAGGGGCGCCCATGCCGAAGAAGCGACCACCACCGCTGCCACCACTGTTGAAGCGGCGGGTGGCGGCGTCGAGGTTATTGGCGCCGGGCATCATGTCGTTGCCCATGCCCCAGCCCATGCCGCTCTTCTGGTAGAGCTTCCAGGCGCGGGTGTCGATGGCGATGTCGCCCGGCTTACCTTGGGCTGGGTCAGGCGGACCTGCTGTCAGGAAGATCTCAGCGCCGTCTTTGCCAGGGGTGCCCTTGGGGCCGGGGATTCCTTGAACGCCGGTGGCACCGACAGGCCCGACCACGTTGCCGACGTTGATCACCCGATCGTCACTGAGCAACAGGACGAGCTGGCCCTTTTCGTTGACCTGGGCAAAGGTAATTTCAGCCATCGGTCTTGACGGTGCGCTTGCGGGTGGTGGGCTCGGCCATCGCGGCCTGGTGGGGCGACTCGGGTTGCATCCCAGCAGCAGCTTGCTCTTCTAGCGATGCGTGCTTCAGTCGGTACGCTTCCCAGTCCACTTCTGCTGCGGACGCGTCTACAGGCCAGGACGACATGACTCTAGGCAGGGGTATCGCTGCAGTCTATTTCCTGCGCCGCGATGGGTTCTTGACGATCTCTCGCAGTGCATTGTCAGCATTCAATACCGCCCTGCTACCTTCGCTGCCCTTGGTCATTTCATAAAACCGCTCGGCATTGGCTTTACCCAGCACCGCCTCACGCGTTTCCTGATTAGCCCGCAGCAAGAACAAGCCCATCGTGGGCCGCTGCCCTGCTGGGGCTTCTATGTCCTGCGATGACTTGGTGTACTTGCGGCCGCCCACCCTTGCCTTGGTCTTGTAGACCCTGCCCTTGGCGGTGCTCGCGTTCTTGTTGATTTCGACCATGGATGTTTTTATCCCCTCCGCCATATCCTCTTTCTCCAGTTCCAGCGCTGTTGCGGTTAATGGCAATACACGACAGCGGCAATTTGGATGGACTGGCACTGAAGGCAAACTGCTGCGATCCTTTGCTCGTTTGCCGTCATAAGGAAAGCACTGCGGACACACGCGGTAATCAAACGTTGCGTCGAACTCCCACAACTTGATTACATCTGAGTTTTCGTCCCAGAAGCGCTCATGCGCTCGCTGGCTCATATCCATCACAGCAGTGCGAGCAATCGCACGCGCATCCTGAATCTGCCCATTGGTAGCAATCACCAGATTCTTGGCAATCTGCTCATTGGTATCGCCGGCCAAGAAACCAGCCTTCACCACGCGGTCAATCTTTTTGATCACCGACTTCATGTACGGGCTGTCTACCGCGTCACCCCAGCCAAACAGATCAGTCAACCTTCCGCCTAGCACCTTGGTGTCGTCCGCTAGTGCCATCAGCTGCGTTCTTGTTATCGCTGACCCCAACTCAAAATTGGCAGGGGCAAACGTTATTGCCGGTGGCGAAGAAACTGGTGCTGTTGTGATTCCGCCTTTTGGTGCGCTTGCCTCCAGGAATGACTCTGCCCACTTGGCTTGTTCTACCACCTCTCGCCGCAGCTCTGCCGATAGCGTTTGCAAGAAGTGATCGTTTACCCCGCGAAATAATGGAGCAGTCTGCTGCAGAAACCGTTTAAACGCAGCTTCGCGGATTAACGCTTCAGACGGGAATGCTTCTATTGCAGCCCGCACCTGCTTCATGACCGCTACCAGTTCAGGCGTTACCTTGGCAGCTGCATTACGCCCCAGGTTCTCAAGCCTGATGGCATTGCGGATTGCCATGTACGCCTGTTGCTCGTTCAAGGCGCAACGTCAGCTGAAGGTGTGCCTTGGCCTATCTCTGCCATTGCAGACGTGCGTTCTACTTGCATTTCAATGTCCTTCAGCTGCTCATTTTCAGCGCGGCTCATGATTTCCTCCACCTCCACGCTGTCATCAAGGATCTCGCCACGCTTTAGCAGCTCCAGCGCCGTCTGCTGATCAATCAACCCGCTAGTGAAGATCGTATTGATCGCCGTGATGCCATGACCGTCTAACGCCTCAGTCTGGAAGTCACGATCCAATGCAACCGTAGGTGCCTGCACGCCGGCATAGGACGAGGCAATATCCAATGCCTGCTGCAGCGTCTTCTCCAGATCCTTGCTGATCACCGCAAGCATCGAGTTGGCATCAAGGCGGTCGAGGCTCTTGGCTAAGCCTGACTCCGCTGCGTTCTTCTGCTGCGTCAATACTGCCAGGCCCACCCACCGGGTCGGTCTGATCGTCCCAGCCCTTCAATACCAAGATCGGCTGCGCTGCAATGTGCAACGCCTGGATCAAATCAGCGTGACGCTGGTAATGCGTCAGGTTCAGCTGGGCGATCTCACCCATCGGCGGCTTGCTAAACAGCGTCCCGATCTTCCCTGCATACGTTGTCACCAGCGGGATCTCACCCACGCTGATTGGGCCATCCTCGATCATGACCCAGGTAACAGGACCATCGTCCTGCCGCTCCCATACTTCCCAGTGGTCGGGCTCCATTACCCGCACACGCTGCTTGTACTCATTGCCAAACCTGCCTTTTGGCACGCTGACAACCTCCTTCATCCGTACCTGCTGCAGCTTGCCTAGATCCTTCCGTGGGTCCTGCCGCCAGCCGATAATCGCCCAGGGGTCCACCTCCACGAAATAGGGCTTGAGGTCAGCCTGGTACTGATCGCGCAGGGTCTTGATCTGCCGGTTATCAGGGAAATCCACCATCCATGAGCAATGACCGTAGGCAACGCTGAGATACAGCTGGTTGCGGATGAACTCGTCAAGGTCCGTGCCCTGCCGGTCACAGTCAGCACGCCATTCATCCCAATACCCTTCATCCCCGCCGTCTAGCACCACTGGCTTACGCAGGATCAGCCCAACTGCCGTGCGTACCACACGCTGAAAGTACGGGCTAAACACTGAACGACTTACCCGACCCTGCCAGCTAGCGTCTAGCTCCATCGGGGCTCCCAGGCCATGATCTGCTGGTAGTAAGCAGGATCAGGAATGCTTGGATTGTCCTGATCATCAAAATCCGTCAGGCTTACCGACTGCCATTCCCACTGATCGCGGGTTCCAACAGGAGGAGAGGTCAGCGGGTTGTAAGCGACCATCTCGCTAGGTAGGCACTACGTCCTAGCAGTCTAAGGAAGGCTCAGTAGCTGCATCCTCTTGCGCCTGCCAGTACAGCTCCTCCCTGGCAATCTGCAGGCTCTCAAACCGTGCAGCATCCTGCTCAGCCTTGATGTCCGCCTTAGAGCGAAACTGCCCCCACTGATCGCGGGGGCGTGCCTTGCGTGGAGGCTGCCAGTTCAGCACGGGCGGCTGATCACAGTCTTCACAGTGCCATCAGCCTTAAAGGCGATGACCTTGTGAATGCGGGGCTCATTGCCCTTGGGCTTGAGGAGGCGGCCAACGGCGGTGACGATGGGCTTGGTCATTTGCGACGACGGCGTGGTTTTGGTGGCCGAGTGTTGCCACGGCCTGGCTGGATATTATTGCTTCCTTTCGAGAGTTTGCCTTTGCCTGTGAACGCAAGTTGGTTGGCATAGATCTGTTGAGCACGCGCTGCCGGGGCGCTGCCTCTGGCCGCCGCCGCCGCTGCACGCGCTGCCCGAGCCTGGATAACGCTACTTGCTCCCCTATTCAATCCGCCGTTAGAGGCGCTTCTGTAAATACCAGAAAGCCGACCATTTATGCCGCGATCAAAACGGTTGGCAACATGCCGAGCATGTTGGCGATGCATTCGGTTCATGAGCTTGTCGCTTTCGCCAAGAACCTTGCGGACGCGTCCTTTTAGGCTTGTGTCAGGCTTGCCGGCAGCAGATTGAATCTGACGCACAGTTTGCGCCATTTTGCCTTGTGGCGTTTGCGGTTTATATGAACGTATGGCATTGGCTCGCAATGCACGTGAGTGCCCCGGCCGCCCTCCACGAGCAGTGGCGCCGGTGCTGGCAAATCGCCCCGCGTTATCCCTGACGTAGCGACGACCAGCCATGAAACCCTACGCAGTCATGCGGGCAGTCTATGAGAACCGGAACGACGAGCCCCCAGTGCGCCACTGACGCAGTGCGGCCAATCGGTACACGCAGTAGCCCATTGCATCGCCAGCGTGGCTGAGGTCCTCCATCCCCACGCCCCCTTTCTCGGGTCTCCCTTTCTCGTCGTAGCTGTGCTGCGCGAGCGTCCTCAACAGGTGCTTGCAGCCATTGCCGACCAATAGCCGCCCCTGCGACACACATACATTGACTGAATTTATTCGGTCTTGGATCAGCGGGTTGGATTGCTGCTGGATGACGTGATGCCCAGCTTTCTTGAGGATGCTTAGGTCTGACTCCTGGGCTGCTGCCGTACTGCGTTGCTTTGAGGCTGCATCAGGAATCAGGGTCAGCTGCCCACGCCTGAAGTGCTCGGGGTACAGCTCCTTGAGTCCCTCGGCAATCTGTTGCGTGTCGCGGTAGACCGCCTCAGCGAAGAAGTGGAACTGATCGCCACGACGAACGCAGTGCTGCGTCACTGAATTGCCAATATTGATGTCGATCCCTACAAAGATGGTGTCGTTGTCGGTTGGCAGTACGTCGGTGTAATGCAAACTGCGATCAAAATCGGGGTACAAAGCACAGTTCGCCAGGTTGACGAAATCGCCGTTTAAATATGCTGCAACCAACTGGGGCGGGTAATTACGCTCCAAGCTGGGAACAAAGTCCGCAGGCAGGTTTGGGTTATCTTTCGTCTTAACTTTGATTAGTCGCTTGTCCGGCCCGTCTAGCTCTCTGAACTGGCGATAGCAATAGCGGAACCCTTCAGGCGTTGAAGCAATAGCCAGTTGATTGACGTTGCCCGTTCTCATGCGGGCCAAAAACATCTCGCCTGCCTTTTGCGCTACCTCAGTGGGCAAAGTATCAGCCTCATCCCATAACACGCTTGAGATATTCTGGCCCCTAACTTTCTGAAAATTAGATGCACTTTGGCAGAGGATCTTTACATCTCCAGTTGGCAGCCGTAAGAGATACTCGGGCTGTGGGCTAGCCCTGAAGTCGTAGTCAACGCCCCAGCGCTCTAGCGCTTCATCCATTGCGGGGATCAGAACGGTCCTGATCATTGGGAAGCTGGGCTCTGCCACCATCATCGTGGTGCCTGGGTTCTTCATCCCCAGCATTAGGGCCTTGGCGCACAACGCAAACGACTTGCCCGCTCCAAATCCTCCGCAATACAAAAGCAGACGATGCTTTTCGTCTGCCAAGAACTCCCGCTGTGCTGGCAGGCAGTCAGCAAGGATGCGCGCCTTGAGATCGTCTGCTGCTGATGGGTCTGGCGGGGACACCAATGGGATGGGGTCCTGGAGCAAACTTCCGCCTGGGCAGAGATCAAGGATCGTGCTCACACGTCAACGCCAATCAGCTTGGCCTGCATTGCCACTGAGTTGACAGCCGTTTGGATTAAGCCGCGCTTAGCTGCCTGCTGCTCGTAATTGCGCAGGCGCTGGAGCGCTTCAGCTAACCAGGCTGGGCGCTGCATGTCAGCGTCGGCCATGAGCAGGTCACGAGCGCGGGCAATGTAGTTGTCGGTATGCCGCTCGGTGACGCCCCACTCAGCGGCAGCAAACTGAATGATCTGTTGCCGCGACCAAGCTTCAGAGAGGAGCTTGTAAACAGCATCCACCCTGAACTTGGTTTCGACTGCAGTGCTGCGACCAGCCACTGAAGCAATTACCCCTTTGTTAGGGCAGGTTACAGGGAAATGAGGGTGAGGAGAACGCCTGGGGCTTCATTGCCGATGCAGTA